CGCCGCCACCTGCCTCGGTAGCCAGCTCGAGGAGCCGGTCACGTAGCGTGTCACGCAGGCCGACGAGCTCCGCGCCGATACGGTCACCGAGTCGCGTCAGGTCCGCATCTCGACGACGCAGAGCCGCGCGAATGTCGGCCGGGATTGCCACTCAGCCCTTGCGCTTACGCGACACAAGGACCTTGGGCGCAGATAAAGGGACGACGGGCGCTTCATCAACAGGCGCCGCATCGTCCATGATTGCCGCGATGACCGCCTCGACCTCGGGAGGTGAGCGGTAATCGAGCAGCACCGCGTCCGAGCCAAGCAGCGACGACGCAGCGAGCCACTGCTCGCGGGTCATGTCCACCTCAGCCGGGGCATTGTAGTACCCCATCTTAGGCAGCGGTCGCAGGAGCCGGACGCGGGCGCGCATCAGCTGACGACCGCCGTGACGAGGTAGCCGAGGTTCGCGTCGAGCACAACCTCGTCGCTGTAGACCTCGCCGGCCACGATGGAGCCGACCGCCTGCGGGGGCGCCGTCAGGTACTCGCGGACCGAGATGGGCAGCGCGAGGCCGTCCATGCTCAGACCCTGACCCGACAGGCCGTCCTCGACGAGCAGCAGGGCCGCGACCGCGCGCGCCATGATGTCGCCGCTGGCGTTCGCGATGGTGTCCGCGTTCTCGAGGCAGCCCATCCAGATCGACTTGCCCCAGAGGTAGGACGAGGCGAACGTGGTGGCGTCGGCCGAGGACTGACGACGAGCGCCGCCGATGAGCAGCTTGAGGCCGAGCTCACCCGCGACCAGCTCCTTGAGGTACGCGTCGGTCGCGACCTGACGGAGCGCAGCAGCCGCGCCGCTCGTGACGACTCGGATGCCCGAGGCAGCCATCGAACGCTGGAAGGCGTCAGCGACCTCACGGCCGATGATGAGCGTGTCGGGGTCGCGGCCGTAGGACTGCGCGCGGACGATGCTCTTGAGGATGGCGAGGTCCTGCATCGGGGTCGCCGTGACGATGGTGTCCCACTGCGAGCCCGCGCCGGGGACCGCAGCGAGGGCCGCGTCAGGCCAGTTCGCCGTGCTGAAGAACAGCGAGCTGGTGCGCGCCTCCATGTCGAGGGCGAGCTTGCGGCCGATGGCGCCAGCCTCGCGCTCCGCCAGGCTCGTGGGGAACTGCGAGCGCTCCGAGAGCTTCTGCGGGACCACGTCTGAGGCCAGCTTGTACTCCTCGCAGGAGTACGTGACCGTCGTCGGAGCGCCGAGCGCCCGGCGGGGGTAGTCCGCGCCGAGAGCCGTCGCGACGACCTGCGGGCTGCCCATGTAGCCCGAGGAGTTCTCGACGAAGATGGTGCCCTTGCTGGCCGTGGGGACGACCGGCTGGATGGGCAGGAAGGGGAAGACCAGCCCCTGCAGGGACTGCGCGGCGCCGATGGCCGCACCCGAAAGAATCGGGGAGACCGGGGCGAGTTGGCTCTGATTGGCTGCGCTCATGGCTGCTTACCTCAGGGGAAGATGGAGTGTTGGAGGTTGATTTCGCAGACGACACCGTCCGCGGTCGCACCCGTCGAGGTCGCGCCGCTGAGGATGACGCCGAGGATGCGGTCGCCCGAGGCAGCCGCGACGAGCTTGCCCGCCGCGTCGGCCGTGACGAACTGCCCAGGGCTGATGACGCCGCTCGCGATGGCGAACGGGCAGTTGCCCAGGACCTGCACGTCGATGATGTCACCCGCGACGCCGCTCGTGAGAGCGATGCCGACGAGGTAATCGCCGCCGCTGGTGGCCTGCGCCCCAGCCGCGATGCCACCGCTGAGGCCATCGGCCTTCACGACCTGACCGCGCGTCACGGTGCCCGTGAGGCGGTACGACTTGATGCTCCCGAGACCATTCACGCTGGCCATTGTCAAACTCCTCGCCCGGCGCGGACTCGCGCGAGCATGTCATTCGCGCGCCGGACCTCGGCAACGCGGGGGTCTTCGCTCACAGCATCGGCAGCGGCGCCACCGTGCCCAACCGGGGCCGCGACCGCGACGATGGGCGACAGGTCAGCGAGCATGCCCGCGACCTCGTCGATGCCCATGCGCATCGCACGCTCCACCCACTCGCCGCGCTTGGCCTGCGGGATGCGCCCGCCGACCACGTGCGTCTCGACCATCGCCACCGCATCGCGCCGCAGGAGTTCGTCCTGCGCCTTGTGCGCGGCATCCTGAATCGCCTGCAGCTGCTCACGCGCAGCCTGCAGCTCGCCCTGCAGACGCTCGACCTCGCCGAGCGCCGCGTTGTCGACGGCCTGCGCCGTCGTGTTCACATCGCCCATCGGGGCCTCCCTGTCGCCGTCCGAGATAGACGCGGCAGCCGTGACGGACCGGACACGCCGCTGGTAGTCGAGGGGCATCGAGCCCCCAAGGAACATCCAATCGTCTGCATTGGTCGCGATGCGGTCAGCCAGACCACGCGCCACGGCCTCGTCGGCCGCGTAGACCGAGCCATCACCGAGGGACTCGACAGCCACGCCACGGTCAGCCGCAATCTCGCTGAGCATGATGCTTGCGAGCTGGTCGACCCGACGCTGAAGGGCTGCGATGTAGTCGCTGTCGTTCGTCGATGCACGCTTGCGCGGGGTCTGCGAACTGACAACCTCGACCGTGCTGCCTTCCTCGCCATCGCGAGCGAGAGTTACGACCACGCCCACTGAGCCCGCCTGAGCGAGAGGCGAGAGCACGACCTCATCAGCCGCAGCGGCAAGCCAGAGCGCAGCGCTGGCAGCCATGCCCGAGACGTAAGCGAGGACGTAGATGCCCTGCTCCTGCGCACGAGCGATAGCGCGCCTGGTCTCGCGCACGCCCGCCACGTAGCCGCCGGGGCTGTCGACGTGCATCACCATGACCTTCTCGCCCTGCAGCTGCGCGCGCTTCAAGTCGAGCCGCATGCTGTAGTAGTCGATGGGGTAGAGCGGGCCATCCACGTGCATCGTGCCGAGCGCGCCCTCGATGTACCGCTTGCCCTTGGCCTGCGCCATCGACGCGAGGTGCGAGGGCTCGACTGCGAGCGCCGAAACGCCGGGGCTAGGCACGCTGCCTTCTTCTTGCGCACGTCGCACGAGATACAGCTGCTGCATCTCTTCGACCCACTCCGACCCAGCGTCGCCACCCCACAGGAGCCACGCGACGTAGCCGGGGGACTCTTTGCCCTCGACGTCGTCGACGCCTTCCTCCCAATCGGCCTCGTGACGAGCGAACCACGCGGGCGCCTCACTGGTCACCCACTGCTCGCTCTGAGGCTCGCCGTTGGCGATGCTGTTGGCGCGCCGGATGGTCTCGGGCTTGATGCCGTCGCCAGACTTGCCCGCCTCGTGCAGAGCCACGCCCTTGAGCGCCTCGCGCTGCACAGCCTCGGGAGGCGTGAGTTCCTCAGTCGACAGCAACGGCATCAGATGCCTCCGGGGAGCGTGGAAGGTGTAGTCGTCGGCCGCACGGTGCGCCCGAGGCGCTCACGCTCAGACCGAACCTCGGCTGCCCGCGTAGGCGCAGGCAGTTCGAGCGCGGACCGAATCGCCCGCTCGTCCTCGGCCGTGGGAGTCAGGACGCCAGCGGAGAGCAGCGACACGACGTCGCCGACCTTCTCCACCCACAGGCTCGACCGGATGCCCGAGTAAGTCAGGCGCGGGAGTTGGTCGAGGGGCATCGGGCCGATGTTCGCATTGACGATGGCGCGCACGTAGGAGCTGAGCCCCTCGGCCAGCCATTGGCACAAGTCGCCCGCCATCTGCGCCGCGAGCTCCGCGTGAACCTGCGCCGTGGCGTATGCACCCGAGGAGCCAGCACCACCCATCGCGAGGAACTGCACATAGAACGCCTGCAGGATCTCGCGCTCGATGTCGCTGACCACCGAGTTGATGGGGTACGCGCCACCGCTCGCCGACGTCGACTCAAAGGAGAGCGACGCCCACGAGGGCAGGACGAGCGCAGATTCCTCGTGCGAGGTGTACCGACGCAGCACGCGCAGCAGCTCGTCGCGCGCAGCCTCGTACTCTTGCTGCGAGGGAGCCGTGCCACGCTGACGGGCCAAGGCGTCCTCGTCGATGGTGACGGTAGGAACCGGCACCGCGTACCGCTGGACCAAGACGTTGCGCAGGTTGGTCGCGCGTCGGTAGTCCGAGGCCAGGGGCTCGACCTGACGCAGCAGGCCCACGCCCTCGACGCCTTCAGACAGCGACGGCCAGACGAGATGCACGAGGCGCTCGTAGGGGATACGCACCGAGCCGACGCTGGACAGGCCGTAAGGCTCGCGCTGCCACTGGTCGACAGCGACGATGCGCCGCCCCTCGTAGACCCACTGACGCACGCTCGATTGGTCGCGCGGCTCAAGGTCGATGTACGTGGTGCCCTCGTAGGGATAGGCCACCATCTCGGCCAAGGCGAAGCCGTAGAGCGCGCCGGTCAGGAGCTGACGCATCCGCGTCTCCCACGACGGCAGGCTAAGCACTCGACCGTCCCACTCGATGACCGGGGAGGCGTACCCACCGAGACCGAGCGTGCGCCGGACAACCTCGGCCGCAGCCTCAGACGTGGGCGAGTCGGGCGCCGCTGCGACATCCCACGTGGCCTGCGTCGCCAGCCCGAGCAGCGCCTGAGCGCCGACTGCGCAGGGAGCGCAGCGCATCGCCACACGGTACGCAGCGATGCGCGGGGCCAGCTGAACGAGGCGCAGGTTGGTCTCGCCGTCATTGACCGGCAACGACTGCACGCCCACGCCCTTGCCGTCGACGGCCTCGGGAGCGGTGTACTTGTTGACCTGTACGGAGAGTGCCATGAGCGGCACCCTAGCACAGCGCGTTAGAAAACGCACGCCCCCGCCAAGACACGCACGGTCAGTGCTCAAGGCGCCCAGCGGGACCGTCTACCGATGGTCGGGCCGGGACTCCGCGAGCCTTGGTCCTGACGGGGGGAGTGCAAAGAGTCGCGCGTCTCAATGGGGCCACGGACCGGAGTCCGCGGAAATCGCTAGACGGTCCGGGCGTCGCCTGGTCATTGTCGAGCTTCAATGGGGCCGCGGCTAGTCCGCGGAGAGGAGACGCGCTGTCAAAGAATGGCCGGGGGCGAGGCCTAGACTCAGCACATGCGCCGCGAGACCATCCCACGACACACGCTTGACTCGCAGGTTAGGGCCGCCCCCATAAAAAGGCAAACCCCCGAGCGCTTATGCGCCCGAGGGTCTATCTCCCTCCCCTGCCACGGGTTGGACCGGCCCGGCTCGTCAGGGTGAAATGAGCAAAGCCCCTGAGTCACCGGCGAAGGAGATGAGGCACGATACCACGCTCCTCGAGCGCGTCAAGCTTAGCGCACGTCCATCGGGTCGAGCTCGACACGCCTACGCTCAGGAGCTGCAGGCGCTGCCTCGCGCCGCGTCGGGTCGGGCAGATACCACAACACCTCGCGCACGGCGTACCGCAGCGTGTCGGCGTGGTGGTCGTGCGTCCCGTCCTTGGCAGGTCGACCAGGTGCGCGGTCGTCCCAGCGATAGCCGGTCATGGCCTTGGCGAGTGTGCGCTTGCTGGCAGGCGCTCGGATGCCCGCGTCAAAAAGCGCACGGTCGACCGTCAGAGCGCCGCGCTCGAGGGCGAGGTTTACGCGAGTACAACCGCTGACGATGTCCCGCCGCTCGGGGTCGCGCTCGATGCGGGGCATGATGCCCAGCCCCTTGGGAGGCGACAGCGCCACGAGGTCGAGGTCAGCGATGCCGGTCTGAGCCGAGCGCGCGCCGCCTGCAGGGTCAGCCACGACGGCGTCGAGCGGGATGCGTTGACTGCCCTGCTGCCACAGTCGCCGAGGCGTGCACTCGATGGAGAGTCGCGCAAGGAAGTCGGGCAGCGTCTCGTCGTCAGGCGCCCACTCTCGGGTCACGTGCCACCGACCGCGCGTGAGCTCGACAAGCAGGAGCGCGCACGGATGCCTTAGACCGAAGTCCATCGCAAGCATGGTCCGCATGTAGCTGTAGTCGAC